CCACATAAGGCTAATTATAGGTTACTATACTCTGTCTTAGCATCAAAACATGGACAAGCTTTATTAGCAAAATCCCTGTGACCGTATATAACAGCCTTAGGATATTTCTGTTTAAGTAAAAATAACGAATCCAAAAGAGCACTTTTCTGAGCTGGTGTACGGGTATCTTTTGGTTTACCATTTACATCAAGCCCACCAATATAACATACACCTATTGAATATCTATTATGTCCTGTTACATGGGCTCCTATACTTGCTTCATCTCTACCACGTTCAACAGTACCATCAAGATCTATAACGTAATGATAGCCAATACATTTCCAGCCACGTTGTTTGTGCCACAGATTTATATCTTTAGCATGAAAGTTTATACCTTCTTTAGTAGCTGAACAGTGAACTATGATCTCTTTAATTGTTCTCATTGTTTTCAGGTTGTTCTTTTTCATGTTTCCTATCTTGACCTCTCATCCATCTCCTAGCTTCATCCAAAATCTCTGATTTAACTTCACCAACCTTAGTTTTTACATAAAGTGATACTCCGAATATAGCTCCAGCAAATGTAAGAGCTTGGGCTATATACCAGAGTACACCCTCTGTGATGGTATGCTCGTCAGTAAATAAAAATGATAAGAAAGCTAATACTATACCGCTACCTATCATAGCTATAGCACTGGCATACTGGATCCAGTCCTTAGTATTTGTTTTCATACCCAATCCTCATCTTTTATTTTTGAATCCCTATCACGTTTAAGTATTACAAGAAATACTATAGCTTCATCCTTAGCCTGAGATACCTGAGTATCTCCACTTGGTCTATACTCTATACCATTGATTATAAACCTATCCTCAGTCCAGTTAAATTCCCAGTACCCATCCTTATTTAAGTAATGGTGATCTTCTAAGTATTTTTTTGATATAAGGATAGAAAGGTTTTCTTCATCAAGTTCACCAGTTATTGTACTCTGATTGATAGGCCAATTTCGAAAAGCATTATAAAAACATAAAGCCTCTATCTCTACACGGTAGTAGTGTGGAGTATAATCTTCACCATGACTTAACATTTGATTAACATGCTTTGCCCATATTATTTTTTGTCGGCCAGCATCAATATCTAGAAAGTCTTGGATTATAGATTTATATTTCTCCCAAGCTTTATCACTTACAAACTTTGAGGTCATAATATTTTATCGGTTGGTTTTTTAACTGGAAATCCTGGATTAGGTCCACCTAATAACCCTGCTCTTCTATGGTTTACCACTTTTGGAACTTTTATCCTCTTAGGAGCTGTACATATAGGTAGAAATATTTCAAGTCTAGAAGCTAACATACACAAATTTAATCTTAGGTCATCTAAAACTCCACCAGGTTGGGTAGCTTGTGAATAAGCTTTGAATAAACCAGATACTGAGTCCGTGATTGTATCATAATATTGAACTTCTGTTGGACCAGTAGTGATCTGCTTAATCCTATCTCTGGCTTCTCCACTTGTTGTAGTATGTTCATAAGCAGCATTATACTTTTCTAGTGAATTAGCTGTCTCCATAAGCATAACTTCTATCCTCCTATATAAGTAATCATATACAGCCATTTCCATTATTAGCTGATTTTCTAGTCCCTCATAGTAAGCTTCATTATTATATTCTTCTAAAGGGATGCAATGATTCACTAGAGGCTGGATATATAGTTGCCATTTATTTATGAAAGCTGCTTTATCAGAGCTAGTTAATTCTAATTGTAAATCACTTGGAATATAACCATCAATTAGGTTATAGATAGTATCAGTAAGCTGGGTTGATACATATTCTGATACCATTACTGGTTTTACAACAGTTTCTATCACATCAGTTTGAGTTTCAGCATCAACCAATTTCAAAGTAATAAGGTACCTCCCAGAAACCTCATAAGTATGTGTAGTGTCTTGAGTTATACCCGCATTAACACCGAAGTCCCATACGGGTACTTGACCTGATGGGACTTCTGATATAATCGATACTGAAACCTCTAAACTTTTTACTTTAATAAGAAAGTCTGGAGTTGCCATATTCTAAACTGGTTTAAGATTCATCTTCATCCAAGATAGCCTCTAGAATTGAAACTACTGTATCGTTTTTATCTACTTCAACTTTGTTCTTTTTAGCCAATTCCTTGGCTTGGTCTATCGAGATGTTTTCTGCCAACTTGTTGATTGTTACACCCTTTTTATAGTTAGATTTAATCTTCTTATCGAGTTTAGTAATGTCCTCAGTTGAGATTACCTCTACTTTTTCTTCATTTGTAACTATTCGTAAATGGCCTGTAGCTAAAGCTTGACGGATCTTAGCTGATTTGTATTGTGAATCTCTTAATTCTACCTTTTCTCCTTTTGCCACTGTAATACCGGTAGAAGCATCATGGAAAATATTGGCTTTTGGTCCTAATGTTATAGTATACATATATTACTATTTTATTTAGATGTTGTTTAATATTAGTGGAGGTATAGTATGTAGAGAATGAAAAGTTTATTTATCGGCCGTGACTATACCTCCACTAAGATAAGATTATTCCAAGTTTACTAACAGGAATGGGTCAATTACCATAGAAGTTGGGAATCCGTAAGTATTGAATGCCTTAGCAGAATCCAAGAGAACTGCAGCATCAGAATACATCTTACTGAAGCCCGTAGTGAGAGAAGCATAAACAGCCTCAGTCTGGTTAGAAACGATTCTTTCAGACTCAAGCATAAGCTGCTTAGCTGTAAGTTTAATAAGGGCGGCTGAGGTGTCAATCATAAGTACTTCATTAGCTGGGGTACCAGGATGGATGTACATGTTAGCCTCATTTGGAACTGGAGACTTAACGTTGAGTGTAGCCTGAGTAGTTCCCTGAGTACGATTCTTAAACTCTGGGAGATCAAGCAGGGAGATAGCCTGATCCTCAGAACCAATCATAGTACTAAAGTTACGTCCCATTCTAGCAGCTCTTACCCAAATCCTCAACAGATCTCTATAAACGATACCAGCTGTAGTACTTGTTACACCGATTACTGGAGCCGACTCAGAACCATCTACCATGTTACCGTTAATAAGTACATCCATTGCCAAAGAGTCCATAGCATAACCAAGCTGTACGCCAAAGTCTCTAAGGTAAATGCTGAGTACATCAAGGGAAACATAGTTCTTTACCTCATCTGTAATCTTAAATCCTTTACCAATCTTAAACAGTCTTACTGTTTTCTGACCAAAGCTAATGTCACCAAGAGGAATAGTCTCGGCCTCATTTACTTTAGCAGGAACAGCATCAGACATGTTAATACTTGGCATGATAGCCTGAAGTCCAGAGATAGGTTGATCAGAAGCAATGATATTTGGGTAGAACGGTGCATTACGCATACCAAGAGTAACAGCCTCACGAATAATCTCAGGAACAATCCATCGAATACTCTGGTCAGGCATACTGAAGATATTTTGCAGAGTGTCTACTTTCTTGTTGATACAGATCTTCTCAAAGAAATTCTCATGAGAGATACCGAAAGTTTCTTGTACTAATTCTCCAAGACTAATGTCAACTGGACGAATCCTTTCGTTACCAGCTCGATACATGTCCAGAGAACGTACCATCTCAGGAATCCTTTTAATAAAATCCTGAGACTTAAAGTCTTTAATGTCTATTTTTGCCATAATTATAATGAGTTTATTTGTTAACGTACCAATACTTGAACTACTTCATTAGCCTCGGTAGTAGGATGGAGAGCAATAAACTTAGTTTCAGCTGAATTAGCAGATGCACTTGCTTTTACGTAACGGTTGTTAAGTAAAGTAGAACCTGCAGTTACATAACCTGCAGTCAAGTTAGCTGCATTAGCCACCCAGTTTACAATAGCAAAACCATCTACCATAACAGTAACTTCAACGGGAAAACCTCTCTGAGCTGCATAAGCAGGATTGATAGAATCAGTTACAGCAATACCAAGATAAATGGTAGTACTAGAAGAGTTCCATGGAGATACAGTTCCATCAGAGTTAAGACCTACTGGCTGGCCTTTTACGATAGTTTCTACATTCCCACCGGTAACTTTAACAGGGAAAGCCTGATGAAGTTTGTGAGATTCATGCTTATAAATTACCGCTCTAGGAGTGGTTTGACCTATAATGGTCAACGGTGTGTCATTAAGTCCCATAATCTTTAGTTTTTATTGATTTTTGATTTGTACAGTTTCTGCATAGGATCCTCATCGGAATTCTGCTCTACGATAGTGTTGTTACTTTCCTGAACTTTAGTTG